TCTCAAAATATACTTTACGGTATACTTCGATAGCTCTCCATCTTGCGATGACAGTCATGGCGCTGTTGACGACATGCCCAAGGAAAAGGGTTCAAGTCTCCATATCCTTTCGGCATCTTCCCCTTTCTGATGAGTTCTTCTGCTCTTGAATACATCCGTCATCGTACTTATGAAAAATGCGACCTCTATCTCGTTCCTTTATTAGTTATTATATGAAAAAAATTGTTTTGCGAACCTGAAATGAGTTATACAAAACGCTTCATCTAATATAAAAAAATCATAACACCCACGTGGAATGATGTCAACTGTTTTGCTCTTTGACAAGCAAATTATTTCATGGTAAAATATATACATCTGCAGTGTGAATGACAAGATTTTCATTTGCACTTTTTTTATGCTGTAGCAAATTTTAATTTCTTACAGCATAAAACCCTCCGGGAGGATGTGTATGCCGCATCGAGGAAGTCTGCCGCTCTGCGGCGCGCAAAGGCCAAGCCCTTTATGAGTAAGGGAAGGAGGGCGTTGAGGTATGTTAGCTCACTTTGTTATGTATGTATAGGTAATTGCGAAACAAGTCCGCAATCCTGACTGAAAACAGGCGAAGGCTCCTGTCATGCAGGATTCTTGGGATAGGAAGTGAAAATCGTTCATTTCTTGGCACAACAAATAAACCTCATGGGCTTATGAAGTTGGTAAGTCCTATGCTATGAGTGGTTTTAAACTTCGTATGTATTGATGCTGGTGAATTTTATCAGCAACCATGACAGTTATTAACTGAGAAATTCCTGCAAGCAACAAATCTGCATGTAGTGTTTTCTCATTTTGGGTTTTACGACCGGCAATACAGAAACTGTCTTTAAAATGGTTGATTGATTTTTCAACGTTTACACGGATTTTATAGGTCTCATCCCATTCTACGGAACCACGTTCCACACCGGGATAGGCACGCAGATTCTTTTCGGGGTAAATGTAAATCATTCTTCCACAGGAAGATGTGGTACAGGGGTTCTCACAGCGGCAGACACGGCGTTTCGTTTTGGTTTCACGGTTGTATTCCCATTTCATTTTAGGGCATACAAACTTCATGCTGGGAAGTTTGCTTCTCAGATGAGATTTACTCCCTTCCCGTTTCATAGGAAGTGTGGAATCATGCGGACAGCAAGGAACACCATTTTCGTTGAAGGTGTAGCCATTTTCTTCCATTGATAGTTTTGTCCGGAGTGGAATAAATGCTTTTTCAAAGCCAAGATCATCCAAAAGGGCTTTGTAGATTTCAATGGTATCAAAAGCGGCATCGCCTAGAAAAGTTTTAGGGTTGATCAAAGGATGCTTCTGAAAGAAATCAATCAAAACAGGGAGCAGTGCCTTAGAGTCCGCAAGTGATTTATCTTCATCTGGTGAATCGGATTTCTTTTCAACAATGATATTAGGATGAGCATTTAGGAAATCTTTATTGTAGAAGGTAATATCGCGAACAATACCAAGACCATTAGTGACAATACCAAACTTATAGGCATAGCAGAAATGTCCGTTGATGTACATCTGTTGGATAGCTGGGTTAGCAGTAGCGTGTGCAGGCATTGAGCCGTAAGCAGCTTTGTAAGGATCAAAGTTTTTATCAAAGTTGTGAGCCTTTGCAAAGGCCTTTAACTGTTTTATGATACGGTTTGCGTATTTCGGATTATTTTCTGTTACCCATGCCTCAATTCCAGAAGTATCAAAGATACTCATGGAAGCAAGGTTAGAATCAATACGTTGGCAGATCGGTTCAGTGATATCAACTAAGTGATCGAACATCGATTGTAAGTCCATAAGAAAGTCCTGTTTAAAGCGGGTAAATTTTGAGGCATCAGGAACAACACGGAAGCCACAGAAATCCCGTAGTTCCTGAGAATATTTTAAAAATATAATCAGAAGAGTATCTGTCGGGATTGAGAAAATGCGCTGAATAAGGAGAGCCTTAATCATAGGATAAAGTGGATGCTTACGAGGTCTTCCTGTAGAAGCGTGAAAATGAGTAACAAAAGAAACAGGAACAATTTCATCAAGATTAATGGTTTGGTCAAGTAGAGAAAGAAACTGATATTTGTCATTATCGAATTTATTTTGGCAATCTTCAAAAACTTCTGCCAAAGTGAGCTGCTTATATGGTATCATATAGGTACATCTCCTTTCGGGTGGTTGGTTTATAGTTTCTAGGCAACTCTATTTTACCACAATCCGTTGAGGAGATGTTTTGTTTTATAAAAGTTAAAATGCCGTATTTATGCGGCTTGTGGCGTTTCGCAAACACCTAAAAAGTGTATAAAACAGGAAAGGAGAGAGGCGTAGCATGGGCTGCGCCTTAATTTTATATCATGGGAGCATTAAAGAGCGGGGCTTTTCCCGTAGAGCTGAACGGCAAAGAATATGGTTTACTTTTTTCACTGAACGCATTAGACGAAGTGCAGGAAAAGTTTGGGGGCTACGACAAATTAAGTGAGGTATTCAATAAAGATAACCCAAACCTTTTTAAAGATACAAGGTGGTTACTTACGCTGCTTATTAACGAGGCACTTTTAGCAGAGGACGAAAACGCCCAGCTGCTTGAAGAGAAGAGGGTAGGCAGACTGATACACGCAGGAAATTTGCAGGAAGTACAGAACGCTATTTTTAAATCGTTCTACAGAGGAACTGCGGGAGACAACAGCGACACAGAGAACGAAAACGACGGAGAAGAAACAACAGAAGAGGGAAACAGGGCAGCCGTGCAGGAAAATTAGATACTGCACGGCTTTTGTATATTGCAGTAGTGCTTTTGAGATACAGGGAACGTGAGGCATGGAGAAAAACACCATACCAGATAACGACACTGTTTAAATATCACAAGGAATATAACCCGCACATTTTCCGACAGGAACAGGCGGGAACATCAGCAGCTACAGAAAACATGGACGATATAGACATAGCGTTAGGGGGCTTTTAATTATGGCAGATAAGACGCAGAACGTCAAAACAAGGTTAAGTTTTGACGGAGAGGCAGAGTATAAAGCAGCCTGCAAGGAAATTAACAGCACCCTTAAAGTGCTTAATTCTGAAATGAAACTTGTAACGGCTGAATATAAGGACAATGCAAGCAGCGTAGATGCGCTGAAAGCAAAGCAGGCGGTACTACAGAAAACATACGACGAGCAGGCAAAAAAGGTAAAAGAAACCGAGGCGGCTTTAGAAAAATGTCGCAAGGCAACAGGAGACAATAGCGAAGAAAGTAAAAAACTTGAAACCCAGTTAAATTACCAGAAAGCAGCGCTTGTAAAGACAGAGCAGGAATTAGGCAAAACGACTGACGAAATGGAAAAAGCAGAAAAAGCCGCTGACGAAATGGGAAAGGAAATAAAAGACAGCGGGGAACAGGCAGACGACGCAAAGGGAAAATTTTCTGGATTTACAAGCGTGCTAAGCGGAATGGGTACAGCGCTTAAAGCAGCAGCAGCGGCGACGACAGCAGCAGTTGCGGGAGCGGCAACAGCCATAGGAGCGCTTACCACAAAAGCGATAGAGGGATACGCAGCACAGGAACAGCTTGTAGGCGGTGTAGAAACTCTTTTCAAAACGTCGTCTGATACGGTTGTTGGTTATGCAAACGACGCATATAAAACAGCCGGAATGTCTGCAAATGAGTACATGGAAACAGTTACCAGCTTTTCAGCGTCGCTGCTTGCCAGTATGAATAATGACACGGCAGCGGCAGCAGAAAAGGCAAACGTGGCAATTACGGATATGTCAGACAATGCAAATAAAATGGGTACTGATATATCGCTTATACAGAACGCCTATAACGGTTTTGCAAAGCAGAATTATACCATGCTGGATAACTTAAAACTGGGATATGGCGGTACAAAAGAGGAAATGCAGCGACTGCTTGATGATGCAAGCAAGCTATCCGGCATTAAGTATGATATTTCATCATATTCAGACGTTGTAGACGCTATTCACGTCGTACAGACGGAAATGGGCATAACAGGGACAACGGCAAAAGAGGCAAGTACAACAATAGAGGGTTCGGTTAGTTCTATGAGTTCAGCGTGGGACAACTGGGTAGCTGGAATGGCAGACAGCGAGGCGAATTTCTCACAGCTTACAAGCAATCTGGTAGACAGTATTGTAACAGTGGTAGGGAATATAGCACCGAGGGTAATAGAAACAGTGCCGAGGCTGGTAAGCGGACTGGGAGAAATCGTAGAGCAGCTTGCAACGTATATACCACAGGTTATACAGGAGTTATTACCGCCTTTAATGAGCGGCGTACAGGACTTGCTTAATACGCTGGTTGGAATGCTGCCGGAAATGATAAGCATAATCGGGCAGATTATACCGACAATCATAGATACGCTGCTTACTATATTACCGCAGCTTTTAGAGGCAGGCGTACAGATTATTACGGAATTGGCGCAAGGTATCGCACAAGCGTTACCTACATTGCTGCCAACAATCGTAACGGTGGTTACGAACATTGTAACCATGCTGATAGAAAATATACCGTTGCTGATTACAGCAGCATTACAGCTGCTTACGGGGCTGGCACAGGGGCTGGTAGCAGCGCTGCCTGTACTGATTGAGGCACTGCCGGAAATCATAACGGCTATCATAAATGCACTGGTTGAGGGCATACCGCTTATTATTGAAAGTGCGGGCGATATTATAGTTGCATTGATTGACGGCATCATAGATGCAATACCGCTTTTAATCGCAGCCATACCGCAGATTATAGCAGCCATTGTAACAGGACTGATTACGGGGCTGCCTAAGATTTTGACGGCGGCAGGCAAGCTGGTAACGACAATCATAAATAAAATAAAAGAGCTACCTACTCTGATACCGCAGGCAATCGCTGCGGGCGTTGAGAAAATAGCAGAGTGGGGCGCAAATATGCAGGAAAAAGGCGGCACAGTTATAACAGGTTTTGTAACGAAAGTTATAGATATTGTTAAGGAGCTGCCGCAGAAAATCTGGAACAGTATAGTAAGCGCAGTAACCAGAGTGGCTACGTGGGGCGCAAATATGCAGACCAAAGCCAAAGAAGTAATGAACACAATGCTTACGAACATTGTAACGATTGTGAAAGAAACGCCTGCTAAAATCTGGAACAGTATAGTAAGCGCAGTAACCAGAGTGGCTACGTGGGGTAACAATATGCTTACGAAAGCCAAAGAGGTAATGAACGCCATGGTAACAGGCGTTATTA